CCGAAGGCCGTGCACCAGAAGATCACCGGCACGGGCCTGGTGGCACCGGTCTTCTGAGATCGACCGCGATCCGCGCCCGGCACCTGCGCTCCCTGGCGGCGCAGGTGCCGGGCGTGACCCATCCGCACGACCGAGCCCCCAGGAGGCAGGCATGACCAGCACCGACCACACCGCCGCGGCCGCGCGCCGCGCCGCAGCACAGGACCAGGAGCGCAGCGAGCTGCGCTCCGCCCTGCAGGAGGAGCGCCGCGGGTACGTGGCGCGCGGCCTGAGCAAGCGCGTCAAGGCCGTCGACGCCCAGCTCGAGGCGCTCGGCGACGAGCCGGCCGACGGCGACCGGCGCGCCCAGCCCGAGCCGACGCCGGACCAGACGCAGACGCCGTCCGGCAACCCGCCGATCAAGGCGACCGAGAAGACCACGGCCGCGCCGCAGCCGGCCGCCCAGACGCCCACCGCGCCCCCGCAGGCGCCTGAGCAGTCGGGCTCCCAGCAGCCCGCACCCGAGGCGAAGCCGGCCGAGCAGCAGCCCCAGCAGCCGGCGACCCCCGCCCGTCGTGGCGGCAAGGCCACGGGAGCCTGAGATGGGCTGGCCGATCTCTGCAGGTGACGTGCAGGCCGAGCTCGGATGGCAGGACGACCGCGACGTCGACCTCGGCCTGTACGCCCGGGCCGCGGTCGAGCGCATCGAGCAGGAGATCGGCCCGCGCTCGGGGCAGGCGATCGTGGCGGCCGAGCGGGGCCCGGTCGCCGCGATCGTCCTGCCCTACCCCGCGGCGTCGCTGACGAGCATCACCGTCGGCGGCGCCGCCGCGGACGTCGGTCGGTTCACGCTCGACACGTCCGCCGGCATCGTCTCCGGGCCGTTCGGGTTCGGCGACGTGGTCGTCACCGCCGCGGCGCCGGCGACCGTCGACGCACCGGTCGAGCTCGCCGCCCGGTACCTCGCCGCGACCTGGGTCCGGCAGTCGAAGGTCGGGCCCGTCTCGGCGCGCTCGCGCGGCAGCGAGCCCGACGGCGACGTGCTGCAGGGCTTCGCGATGCCCCGCCGCGTCTCCGAGATGATCCGCCCCTACGTGCCCGGCTGGGGGTTCGCGTGACCGCCGGGGTCGGGCTGCACCCCTCGACCGGCGCCGCGGCGCTCGCGGTCAAGGACGGTCTCTACGAGTGCATCGTCGACGGGCTCGCCGCCGAGGACCGGGTCGACGTCGGCTACGGCTTCGTCTGGCCGGCGCAGTTCGAGGACGAGGTCGCGGTGACCGCGGTGCGCGTGATGCCCGGCGAGGGAAGCCTGGGCCCGCGCCAGCGCCGCAAGGTGCTGGTGCAGGTCGACGTGAACCTCGTGTCGTTCCGGACCACCAGCGACGAGCAGGTCACTCACCGGCGCGCGTTCGAGCTGCTCGCCCTGGTCGACGCCGCGGTGCGCCGAGACCCGACGCTCGGCGGCGCCGCTCTGTGGTGCGTGCAGGGCGAGATCACGTCCGACGGTGCGACCGCGGAGGACGACGCCGGCACCGGCCGTGTCACCGAGATCGCGGCCACGTTCGAGTCCCAGGTCATCGTGACCGACTGAGGTGAGGAGCCCTCATGCCCAGATTCCAGAACGTCTCCCCGCAGGGCGCACTCGACCTGCCGCTGATCGGACGCGTCGTCGACGCCGGCGAGGTCATCGAGGTCAGCACCGCGCAGGCGAAGCACCTCAAGGGGCAGACGTCGATCTGGCGGCCCGTGACGACCGCCGGGTCCGACGACCCCGCCACGACCGGGAACGCCCCGCAGAGCGCCGCTGCCGCGGCGCAGGACGACACCGGAGAGGGTGAGCACGCATGACGATCCAGTCCGACTACACCGTGGGTCTCGGCAAGGAGACGACCTACGGGACCCCGGTCACCCCGACACGGTTCCTCGAGGCGGACTCCAGCATCAAGGAGTCGGTCACCACCAAGCAGGGCAACGGCATGCGCCCTGGGCACCGCGTCGCCCGCGGCGATCGACGCGTCGTGGTCAAGCGGGCCTCGTCCGGGGACATCACCCTCGACGCGATGAGCACCGGCCTGGGCTTCGTGCTCGGCGCGTTCTTCGGTGTCTCGAGCATCGCCCCGGTCGGCGCCACCGCCGCGCGCCAGCAGGTGCACACCCTCAAGCGTGGGGACTTCGCCGACAGCTACACCATCCAGCAGGGCATCCCGCGCCTGGGCTCGACCATCACCGACGCGTACACCTACGCGGGCGCGCAGTGCGGGCAGCTGGACATCGAGGCCAAGGCTGACGACCTGGTCACCGTCAAGACGTCGTGGACCGCCCGCGAGCTCTTCCGCGACCAGGCCTACGCCGCCCCCTCCTACCCGGCCGCGCTCGACCTGTTCACCTTCGTCGGTGGACGCATCGCCCTCGGCGGGGCCGCGTTCGTCGCCCCGACGTCGACCACACTCGCGTCCGCGGGTGCCGAGCTCGCCACGGTGCGCGAGGTCTCCCTGTCCCTGAACAACGGGCTCGACGAGAACGGCTTCAACCTCGGCGGCCGGGGCCGGCGCTCGCGGCCGGCGGCGTACACCGGGATGAAGGCCGACGCGCTCGGCGGTTCGGTCACCGTCGAGTACACCGACCGGACGTTCGTCGACGCCTACCTCGACCAGGCCGACCTGTCGATGGTCCTGACGTTCGAGGGACCGGAGGAGATCGCCGCCGGCGTCGTGCCGGTGCTGCAGATCGCCTACCCGCTGGTGCGCCTCGACGGCGACCTGCCCACGGGCAACAAGGGTGACGTAATCACCGTGCAGCACTCCCTCGTCGGGCTGACGCCGTCGACCGGGGCGGAGCCGGTCTACGCGGTGTACCGCTCGCTCGACACCACGCTGTAGGACGCCGTCGGTGTCCGAGACGCCGCCGGGCTCGCCGGCACCTGAGGTATCGATCGACGTGTCGAACCTCCGCGAGGTGCTCACCGCCGCGCGTGACTACTCCCCGGCCCTCGCTCGCGAGCTGCGCAAGCGGCTACGCAGCTCGGGCGAGGAGATCATCGCCGAGCAGCGCTCCATCCTCGACGGGCCGCTGCCCGGCAACGCTGCCAAGGCCGGCAGCCGCATCAAGCTCGTCGTGCCGCGCGACGGCCGGGCACCCCACCTCCGCAAGGTGAACGTCTACAAGGACGTCGCGACCAAGAGGAACCGCTCGACGGGCATGCGAGAGCGGATCAAGGCCTCGCTCAAGACGCGGGTGGTCGCGGGCAAGTCGCGCCAGGGCGTGAACGTGCGCGCCGATACCCGCGTCGGGGGGGTCATGGCGGTGCAGTGGCAGGCGCGCCGGTTCCGGCATCCGGTGTTCGGGACCGGGACCTTCGCCGACCAGAAGGGCCAGCCGTACTTCTGGGGCCCGGCGATCGCCGGACGCGACAAGGCGGCCGAGCGGATCAAGCAGGCGATCGACGACGCCGTCGTCGAAGCCACGAGCTAGGGAGTCAGCACATGAGGATGGTCATCGACGGCGGCACGGCGATCCGGGCGGTGAACCTGAATACCGCCCCCGGCCGCGCGGTCATCGCGCTGCAGCGCGACCTCGGGATGAAGCTCGAGGAGATCGTGGCCAAGGCCGCCGAGCCCACCGAGCAGGCGTGGGCGGCCAAGGTGCAGGAGTTCCTGTCCGAGCACAACCGCGGCCAGTTCGTCACGTTCGACCAGGTCCTCGACCGGCCGCTGGCGAACATGCTCCTCGACGCCGACGAGCAGCGCCGCGTCGACGAGGACGGCGACGACGGCCAGGTCCCTACGCCAGCCGGGACGGGCACCCCGGCCGAGCCCGCACCCGACGTGCCCGACGCGCCGGAGCCGGCCGCGGCCAAGGCGAAGACCCGGAGGTCGAGCGGCTCCGCCGCGACGAGCCGTGGCTCGAAGGGCAGATCCGCTCCCGCCTCCTGATCGTCATGCACCGCTGGCCCGGCATGACCCCGACCACGGTGCTCGACCTCGAGCACCGCACGTGGTCGTTCATGGCCCTGTCCGTCGACCAGTACGTCGAGGACACCCGGCGACTGCGCGAGCAGGCCGAACGCCGCACGAGATCGCGAGGGGGGTGACCCGTGGCCAACGGGGTCAAGGACTTCGTCGTCAACATCCTGGGCGACACCGCCGGGGTGGACAAGGCGTTCGACCTGTTCCAGCAGAACGCCGGCAAGGCCGCGGCCGGCGCGGTCGCCGCCTTCGCGGGCCAGCAGATCGGCAACGCGCTCGCGGCGAACCTCGACGCGGATCGCGTCAACCGCGAGCTCAACGCCTCGCTCGGTGCGACCCCGGCCCAGGCGGAGGCGTGGGGCGCCGCCGCCGGTGCGGTGTGGGGCGACGCCTACGGGGAGAACCTCGAGGAGGCGTCCGACGCCGTCGAGGCCGTGGTGGGGTCGATCGCCGGCATGCGCGACGCCAGCCAGGGGAGCATCCAGGCCGCGACCGAGAAGGCGATGGACTTCGCCCAGGTGTTCAAGGTGGACGTCTCCGAGGCGGCCCGCAACGCCGGCATCCTCATGCAGACCGGGCTGGCCAAGGACAGCACCGAGGCGTTCGACCTCATGGTCAGCTCGCTGCAGCGGGTGCCCGAGGCGCTGCGCGGCGAGGTCATGGACGCCACCGCGGAGTACTCCCAGTACTTCGCCCAGGTCGGACTTGACGGCGACCAGGCGATGGGCCTGCTCGTCGCCGCGTCGGCGAACGGGCAGTACGCGATCGACAAGACCGGTGACGCTCTCAAGGAGCTCACGATCCGGGGCACCGACATGTCGGCCGCCTCGGTTGCCGCCTACGGCGCCGCGGGCCTGTCCGCCTCGGACATGGCCGCCAAGCTGCAGGCCGGCGGGTCGACCGGCGCCGAGGCACTCGCGCAGATCGCCTCCGGGCTGCTCGGGATGACTGACCCCACGGCCCAGGCCAACGCGGCGATCGCCCTGTTCGGCACCCCGTTGGAGGACATCGGCACCGACAAGATCCCCGAGTTCCTGACGTCGCTGCAGGCTGCTCAGACGGGGCTCGGCGACACCGCCGGCGCGGCGACCACCATGAGCGAGGAGCTCAACGGGGGGCCGGCGACCACCGTCGAGGAGTGGCGCCGCAAGGTCCAGGGTTGGACCCAGGACCTGGTGAACCTCCCCGGCCCGCTCGGCGACATCGCGCTCGGCGCGCAGGCGTTCGGCGGGGACGCGATGAACCTGGCCGGGTCGATCGGCATGGCGGTCCTGGCGATCCAGGGCATGAACCTCGCGAAGACCGCCTCGGCCGTCGCCTCGGGCGTCGCCACGGCCGCGCAGTGGGCATGGAACGCGGCGATGACGGCGAACCCGATCGGGCTCATCATCATCGGCATCGCGGCGCTGATCGCCGGGATCGTGCTCCTGGTCAAGAACTGGGACACCGTCAAGGAAGCCGGCGCCAAGGCCTGGGACTGGATCAAGGGCGCGTGGTCCAGCGCGGGCGACTTCTTCACCGGGCTCGGCACCAAGATCAAGGACGCGTTCAAGGGCGCGTTCAACGCGGTCGCCGGCTGGTGGAACAGCAGCGTCGGCTCGCTGTCGTGGACCACCCCCGACTGGATCCCCGGCATCGGCGGCAAGACGCTGTCGGTCCCGAAGATCCCGATGCTGGCCGACGGCGGCACCATCACCGGCGCCGGTCTCGCGCTCGTCGGCGAGGCCGGACCTGAGCTGCTGCGGCTGCCGGTCGGCGCGCAGGTGGTCCCGCTCAACGGCCGGGCGACAGCCGGCGAGTCCAACTCCGCCGGCGGCGCCGCCGCTGCCGGCCGTGGCGGACTAACCGTGAACGGCAACGTCATGGTCGGGCGCGACGGGCAGGTCGCCGAGCTGCTCGACGAGATCGAATGGAGGGCGCGCGGATGAGCTCCACCCCCGAGCTCGAGCCCTGGCAGGGCGTTCTGGACGAGCTGCTCATCGGGCCGGGGACACCGTACGACGTCGCCGCGATCGAGGGCCTGGAGTCCTTCGACGGTGTCCGCGACAACGACGACCCGCTGCCCGTCGGCGACGGCATCTTCATCGGCGACGACTACCTGAGCGGGCGGAAGATCACCCTCGAGCTCGAGGTGATGGCGACCGACCAGGTCGCGTACCCGGACGCGCTGGCGGCGCTGCGTTGGGCGACGCGACCGAAGCGTGACGTGCCGTTCTGGTTCCGGCTGCCCACGTGGGAGGAGCCTCGCCGGTGCACCGTGCGGGTGCGCCGTCGGAGCATCCCGAACGACAGTCGGTACGAGATGGGCCTGGCCGAGGCCGCGGTGCAGCTCGTCGCGCCTGATCCGGTGCTCTACGGCCCGAACCCGGCACAGCTGGCCACGACCTTCGCGACGGCGACGGGCGGGCTGCAGTACCCCCTGTACACCGACGGCGCGGGAACCGACCTCGGCTACCTCGACTACGGCGAGGCGCCGGCCACCGGCCGCCTGGTCGTTACCAACACCGGCGACGCCCCGATCTGGCCCGTGTACGAGGTCGACGGGCCGGTCCCCGCTCAGGGCTTCCAGATCGCGCGCACCGACACCGGCGCGCGTGTGCAGTTCGAGGCCCCCGTTCCTGAGGGGTCGACCGTGCGGCTGGACTCCGGCGACGGCTCGGCCGTGATCGACGGGCACGCCGACCGCGGCGGCGCCCTGACCTGGCGCGACTGGTGGCCGATCGGCCCGGGCGAGTCCGTCGAGCTCGCCTTCATCCGGCTCGGCCCCCCGTCGACCGCCCTGCTCCGCGTCACAGCTCCTCCCGGATGGTGGTGAACCGATGTCCCTCTCACGCTCGATTGGCTCGCGCTTCGACGGGCTGCTCGGCGCGACCGCGCTCGACACCCGTCTGACGCTCGCCTCGCTGGTGGCGCGCCGCGGTGTGTTCCCGGGCGCGCCTGCGGCCCTCGTCGTGGGCGTCGCCCAGGGCGGCTGGAACTACCAGGTGCACGCCGCGTCGTTCGCCACCTCGCGGGGCTCGGCGGACGGTTCGCACATCCTGTCGAACTCGGGCCCCGAGCTCGTTCCCACGGACGCTGCACCTGGCACCTCCGGGGCGAGTCGCATCGACATCATCTACGTGCTGCAGCCGTCCAAGGGCGAGAACACCGACACGACCTCGACGCCGGTGTTCGGCGTCGCGAAGGGGCAGGCCTCGACCAGTCAGCCCATCGCGCCGAGCCTTCCCCCCGGGGCGCTCGAGTTGGCTCGGAACACGATGACGAACGCTGCGACGTCGACCGCCTCGGTGGGCAACTCGATCCAGCAGTCCTGGCGCTACACCGCCTTGCGCGGGGCCCAGATCATCGTCCGCAACCAGGCCGAGCGCGACGAGCTGACCGACCTCGCGACGGCGGCGTACCCGCTCACGGTCGACCGGCTCGACACCGGTGTCCCTGAGCGCAACGCAGGGTCCGGCTGGGCGCCGATCGTGGCCCCGGTCGATCCGTCGGGGTTCCTCGGCGCCAGTGCCGCACTCGCGGGGGCGAACCCGCCGGCGGGCACGAAGCTGCTCAAGCGCATCGTGAACGCCACGGTCAACTCCGGGTCCGCCGGTCGCGTCGCCGTGGCGTTCGGGTACACGTTCCCGAACGGTGTCGTCGCGTGCACCCCGACCCTCGTCAACGGCAACTCCTTGGGCGCGTGGGTCAACCTCTACGGCGCGCCTTCGCAGTCGCAGTGCATCATCCAGGTGCTCTCGGGCACCAACGCGGTCCCGAACGTCAACGCCCTGGTCTCCATCGTCGTCGAGGGCTGGTGACCGAGGACCCGCCCACCCCACGGAGAGGACGCGCATGGTCCAGACCGTCCTGACCGGAGAGCTCACCACCGGTCGTCGCCTCACCCAGCTGCCGGTGACGAAGGCCCCGTGGGTGGTCCAGCTCAACAAGGCCGGCACGATCACCGCCACGCTGAAGCTCGACGACCCGCGCGTGCGGGAGCGCCCCGAGCTGCTCCTTGCCGTGGAACCCGCGCGGTCCTTCCTGGCGGTCCTGGCCGGTGAGACCGTCCTCGAAGCGGGCCCGATCTGGTCGCACGTCTACGACGACGACAACAAGACCCTCACCGTCCGTGCTGCCGGCCTGCGCTCGATCTTCGACCACCGCATCGTCATGCGCGTGCTCGCCGCCGGCCAGGATCCGGCGACGACGTCGGTGACGTACAGCGGGGCGCTCGCGGACATTGCCCGCGACCTGGTGCGCCTGGCAGTGGCGCACACCGGAGGCGCGCTGCCGATCGTGATCGGCGACGACATCGGCGGCACCGACACGCGGATGTACCCAGGCCACGAGCTGGCGCGCGTAGAGGAGCGGCTGGCGCAGCTCACGGGGGTGATCGGTGGCCCGGACATCGCCTTCGAGCCGCGCCTGACGGCCGACCGGCAGGGCCTGGAGTGGTTGATGCGGACGGGGACGACCGCGGACCCGCTGCTGCACCAGCCCGGGTCGTCCTCGTCGAGCGGTGACGGCGACTGGATCTGGGACCGCCGCGCGCCCCGGTCGAGGATCTCGTCACTGAGCGTCTCTCGCGACGCCAACGGGCTCGCCTACCGCGCCTGGGCGTCAGGGCAGGGCACCGGGGAGTCGCTCCTGATCGGGATGCAGGAGTCGATGCAGCAGGTCGCGCACGGCTACCCGCTGCTCGAGTCGGTCTCGTCGCACCAGAGCGTGCAAGACCCGGCGACCCTTGACCTGCACGCGACGTCCGATCTCATCTCGCACATGCGGCCGTGGACGACCTGGTCCCTGGCGGTACGCGGCGACCGCAACCCCAAGCTGGGGTCGTACCGCCCGGGCGACTGGTCCAAGGTCTGGGTCCCGACCGACCACCTGTACCTGTCGCAGTACCTCGCAGCCGGGTTCTACCGCACCCGCATCACCGGGTTCTCCGGAGACCTGGGACCGACGGTCAAGGTCGACATGGCCCCGACGATGGACGTGAGGTGATCGGGCGTGGGTGAGTGGGACGGCACGCCGCAGGCGTCTCAGTTCGCGCCGACCTCGCGGGGTCTGGACGCCCTGTTCGACCGGCTCGCGCGGGTCGAGGTGCTGCTACGCCAGCTCACGGGCGCGAACATCCTGTCCGCCGCGGACGTGTTCGCCTCCAAGACCGGACTCACGATCGCCGGCGAGTTGCTCGTCACCGGCGCCATGCGCGTCCAGGGCACCCTGTCCCTGCCCGCCGGGATCATCGACAACGACGCCCTCGCCCAGCCCGTCGTGCCGTCCGCGTTCAACAGCTCCTCGTCCGGCTTCGCGATGGGCGGCGCGTGGGAGACCAAGGCCCAGGTGGCGCTCGCGGTCCCCGACGGGTTCTCCCGCGCGGTGGTGCTGGCGAACAGCGCCGCTCGGGTCGCCAACACGTCTGGACTCGCTGCTCGCTCGGTCTGGGGTCGAACGGTCATCGGCGGCTTCGCCGGCTTCCAGACGGAGACCGCAGGTGTGAACGCATCGATCATCGGCTCAGTGACTTCGAACCACACGATGCTCCTGACCGGCCTCACTGCCGGTGCTCAGCTGGTCGTCGCTACGCAGGTGTTCACGTCGGCGGCATGGGCCGCCGACGTGAACAACAGCGCAGGCGTGAACGGCGTCGTGTTCTGGCTGCGCTGACCAGTCAGGGCAGCGGGATCCAGTTCCCGTCGATGTCGGAGTACCCGTTCGCGGCGGGCTGCGGCTCACCGTTCGGATCGATCGGCACACCGTTGCCGTAGATCCAGCCCGGGGGCAGCTCGCCCTGCGGTTCCGCCGGCGGTGCGGCAGGGGCGGCAGGCGGCGGAGTCTCGGCCGGCGGCGCGGCGGGCGCGGCGGGCGCCTCCTCGACGGGCGCCGGAGCCGCGGCCTCGGGGGGCGCGGCTGCCGGCTCGACGGGTGCAGGGGCGGGCTCGACCACGGCGACCTCCTCGGTGACGGACGGCGACGGTACCGAAGTCGGTGCCTGCGTCGTGTGCACCGGTGCCGGTGCGGCGTCGCCGTCCTGCGCGTTGGCGATCGCCGCGGCGGCGCCACCTCCGGCCAGCACCACGAGCGTGACGCTCGCGCCGATGACTGCCCCCCTGATCTGCATGCCCAGCACGGTACCCCTCGCGAAGGCCCGTCGGGCCTGGTCAGCACCGTGATCACCCACTTGACGGACAGGAGACGAGCACTCGATGCCCTACGCCAACGGTCAGATCCCCGCCGCGGCGCTCACGACGATCAGCGGCCGCGCCGGCGCGCGCCTGCTCGCCGGCCCCGCTGCGTCATGGGAGCGCGTGTTCACGGAGGTGCGCCGCCGGTTCGGCTGGTCCCCGACACCCACCGGCCCGTCGGACGCCTACCGCGAGCTCGCGGTGCAGGTCTCGACGTTCCTCGACCGGTACCTGCCCGCCCGGACCGGCGCCGGCGTGTACGGCGACGTGCGCTGGTGGAACGGCGTGCGGTACGTCCGCAAGGCGGGCAAGGCCGCGGCCGCGGTGCCCGGCACGTCGAACCACGGCAAGGGTCGCGCGGTCGACGTCACCGGCCTCGGCGGGTTCGCCGGTCAGCGGTACGCCGAGTTCGCGCAGGTCGCCGTCCCCCTCGGCTGGTCCAACGCCGAAGGCCGGTCGGTCGACGAGCCCTGGCACTGGGTCGACCTGCTCAGCCCGGAGACCGTCTCCTCCGGCCACGCCCTGATCCCCGGGGTCACCCCCGTCCCGAACCTGACCGCCCCCACCGTTCTCGAGGAGGATTTCATGTCGGCCCTGACCTACGACGAGCAGCGTGAGCTGTACGGCAACACCGGCTTCGCCAAGGCCCTGGCCGAGCAGGCGAAGAACGCCGCAGCCGCGACGCTCGCCCTGGTGCAGACGCACCTCGCGCAGACCCACGCGAACTCCGACATCGCCAACGCCGCCCTGCAGAACGTCACCAACGGCATCGTCGCCCTGCTCGGCCGCTCAGCGGGCGACGTCGACGAGCGCGAGCTCGCTGCGGCTCTCGCCCCGCTGCTCGCGTCCCCGACCCTGTCGGACGCCGACCTGGCGCGGGTCGCGAAGGCCGTCAACGACGAGCAGGCCCGACGGCTGGCCAGCTGATGCCGACCGCGCGCATGACGCCCCGGGCCCGGGCGTACATGACGATCTGCGCCCTGCGGCACGTGCTGCTCGGGTTGATGTGCGTGATCCGCCCGGGCGACTTCACCTCACCGTCCTACGACGGCGTGAAGGACGTCCTGCCCGTGCCGCCCGACGCGGCGCTGGTCACGTGGGGCGCTGCGTTCCTCGTCATCGGCGCGATCGCCGTGTGGGCCGCGGTCAACGGCAGCGAGAACGCCGCCCGCCACGCTCTGACCGGATCCGTCGTCGTCACCCTCATGTGGGTCGGCGGGTTCATCTGGTCCATCCTCACCGGCTCCCTGGTTGGCTGGTCCGGCGTCATCATCTGGGCCGCGCTCGCGGCCAAGGACCTGACGATGCTGCGCGACCCGCTGCGCAACCCGTTCGAGGACATGATCCGCGCGGACCGCGCCATCGTCGAAGGGTGACCCCGCGTGGCACAGCAGCTCGACCCCGCGATGGCCACCGTGCTGGTCGCGGCCATCGGCGCACTCGGCACCTGGCTCGCCGGCCGCGCCACCCGCGCCGGCCGGGCCCGCGAGCAGCAGCTGCAGCGCGCAGCCCAGAAGCGCGCCGACCGGGATGCCGAGTTCGAGTACATGGAGAAGTCCCGCGACGCCGCGATCGAGGACGCCGACCGCGCGCGCACCGAGCGTGACCGGTACCGCGTCGAGCGCGACGCGTCCGACGCCCACAACGCCGTCCTCATCCAGGCGCTGATCGCCAGCGGTCAGCCCATCCCGCCCCGACCCACCGGAGGTCCCCAGTGATCCGCCCCCTGCTCACCCGCCTTACGTCCGTCGCCTGCGCCGTCCTGCTCACCCTCGCCCTGATCGCCGCGCCCGCGTCGGCCACCGAGCCCGCGCTCACCCACGCCGCGGCCGTCGCCGTCGGGTTCACGCTCGACCCCGCGACCGTGGTGCAGCTGCTCGTCGCGTTCGTCCTGCCGTTGCTCGTCGGGCTTGTCACGACCAGGGTGACGTCCGCCGCTGTGAAGGCGTGGCTGCTGGCCGCCCTGACCCTCGTGGCGTCGCTGCTCGTGGAGCTCGGCCGGACCGTCGCGTCCGGTGGCGTGTTCGACGTCGGCGTCGCGCTCCTGGCCGCCCTCCCTGCGTTCGTCGTCTCGGTCGCCACCCACTACGGGCTGTGGAAGCCGACCGGTGTCTCCGGCGCCGCGCAGGACGTCGGCAGCGGACGCCACGTCGCCCCGTAACGAGCCAATCTCACTTTCCATCCACTATTGCCATCGGGGTCGACTTCCGGCAGATTGCGTTCCGTCAACCGACAGTGCAGGGGGCTGCGCGCCTTGTGAGATGAGCGAGCGAGCTGCGCCCCCGGCCACCCAGAAACGGGAAAGGCGCAGAATGAAGCGTTCTCTTTGGTCCGCCGCGCTCACCGCCGTGCTCGCGCTCGGTTTCACGGGGCTCAGTGCCCCTGCAGCCAGTGCCGTTACCTTCACCGGAAACTGCTGGTGGGCGCTTGCCCACGGCGTGGAGACGAGCGGCCCGTTCAAGGGCTGGGCCTTCGTCGCGAACAACACCAAGACCGTGATCATCATCAAGGTGAGCGAGCCGGGCAACACCTACCAGCTGCGCACGCAGCCCGGCGGTGTCTACCACTTCGAGGCCGCCTCGACGCGCCTCACCTGCTGAGCGATCGGCCGGGACCGCCGCCGCACGCGAAAGCGCCCCCACCTGCTCCGGCGGATTCCACCGGTGGTCGCAACACAGCTTCGCGGCTGATGCTACGGCCCGGCCCGCGAGAGCGGGCCGGGCCGGGCCGCGGGCTAGAGGAGCGAGGCGATGTGTGCGAGGGTGCCGGACTCGACGAGGATGAACAGGCCGAGGCCGATGAAGACCACGGGCACGAGCCAGTGCTCGACCTTCTCCAGCGTCTCGGTGACGCGCTCGTTCGTGCCGATCGCTCGCGCGAACAGGCACCACAGGGCGAGCAGGACGAGGAACACCACGATCGTGATCAGCGCGTCGCCGGTGGACATGGTGCGGAACACCGGGGTGTAGATCGCGATGTTGTCCCCGCCGTTGGCGATCGTGATTCCGGCGACGCCGAGCAGCCCGACGGCCTTGAGCGCGGACTCGGCCTCGTCGTCGTCGTCCTGCCCGCGCAAGGTACGCACCAGAGCCAGGACACCGATGGCCAACGGGATGAGGCCCAGCAACCCGACCCACTCGTCCGGCACGATCGTCAGGCCGAGGGCGGCCAGGAAGCTGACCGCGATCAACGCTGTGAGGCCGAGGTACTGCCCGGCCACGATCTGCCAGCCGCGCAGCCCCGACGTCCCGCGCGCGGCGACCGCGAACAAGACCGTCAGGACCACGATGTCGTCGATGTTGGTCGCGACGAACAGCCCGGCCGCGGTTGCGATCGTGCTCAGCACGCCGACACCTGCCCGTCCACGCCGTAGGTCGGGCACAACGTGACCGCGCTACCCGTCGCAGCGAGCAGCGTCTCCGCAGCCGCAAGCATGTCCAGCAGCTCCGGGTGGGCCAACGAGTAGAACACCCGCCGGCCCTCCATGCGCCCGGTCACCAGGCCACAGTCCTTCAAGCACGCCACGTGTGAGGACACAGTCGACTGCGCCAGCTCCAGATCGTTGGTCAGCTCCGCGACCCGCGCCTCGCCGGCCGCGAGCCGGCGCACGATCGCTAGCCGGGCCGGATCGCCCAGCGACCGGAACAAGGCGACCGCAGGCTCGATGTCCGCCGTGGTCGCCGTACACACCTCAGGTTTCATGATCGACACGTGTCGATGATAACCGATGCGGATCGATCATGGCCCCAAAAGTTCAGCGAGACGGCGTGCGGGTGTCGTCCAGCCCAACGTCTTGCGGGGTCGGGTGTTGAGTTGGTGAGCGACAGCGTCGAGGTGGGCGCGGTCGTAGCCGCGCAGGTCTGTGCCCCTGGGGAAGTACTGGCGCAGCAGCCCGTTGGTGTTCTCGTTGGACCCGCGCTGCCAAGGTGAGGCGGGGTCGCAGAAGTAGACCGGGATGCCGGTCGCCAGGGTGAACTCGAGGTGCTTGCCCATCTCCGAGCCCTGGTCCCAGGTCAGCGACCGGCGCAGGTGCTCGGGCAATGCGGTCATGGTCTCGACCAGGGCGTCGCGGAACGTCTCGGCACCCCGGTCGGCCGGCAAGTGGATCAGCATGCAGAACCGGGTGGTGCGCTCGACCAGGGTGCCGATGGCGGACTGCTGACCCTTGCCGATGATCAGGTCGCCCTCCCAGTGTCCTGGAACCGCCCGGTCGACGGCCTCGGCGGGCCGCTCGCTGATCATCACCATCGGGTCGCGGTAGCGGGGCTGGCGGGCCTGGGCCATCCGGCGGGGCTTGCGCATCGCGCGCCCGGTGCGCAGTGCCGCGACCAGGTCCCGGCGCAGCTGGCCGCGGCCCTGGACGTAGATCGCCTGGTAGATCGTCTCGGGTGACACCCGCATCTCCGCCCGGGCCGGGAACTGGAGAGTCAGCATCGCCGAGATCTGCTCCGGGCTCCACCGGCGAGACAGGTGCGCCTGCACCAAGCCGTGCAGCTCGACGTTCGCGTGCAGCTTGCGGATCTTCGGGCGGGGCCGGCGGGCCGCGGCGCGCTCGTTGGCGGAGTGCGGGCGGTAGTCGCCCGTGCGCGGGTGGGCGTTCCGCGCGACCTCGCGGCTGACCGTGGATACCGACCTGCCGAGCTCGGTCGCGATCGACCGCAACGACCGGCCTGCTCGCAGCAGGTCAGCGATCACCAGCCGCTCGTCCAGCGACAGGTACCGACCCGACGGACATGACGAAACAGCCCGGCCTACCCCCACTCGATGTGGAGGTAGGCCGGGCTTGTTTCGCGTGGGTGCGGTGCCGTTGCGCCACCGCTTGCCGGTACGGGTGTTGATCCCGACGACTCGGCACGCCTCTCTGCTGCTGTAGCCCTGCGCCATGAGCTGGAAGTATGCCGCCCGCTCCCGGTCCAGCTGCTTCCTGCCCTGCGGCGCACGGTCCGCCCTGATCTCGAACTCCATCGCGTCCCCGAATCTCGGGTGTTGCGACGACCGCTAGAACTCAAGTCCGGCCAGGTGGGGGCGCTTCTGTCGTCCGCCGCCTCGTTACTCGCTCCCACCTGCGCTGATCACGTCGCCGGCGGTCTCGTGGAGACGGGCTCCGCGAGAGATGGCGCGGCTTCGTAGGAGGGCGAGGGCCGTGTCGGCGTCGATCCGGTGTGTGGCCATGAGCATGCCGATCGCCTGGTTGGTGGCGGCGTGGCTGACGCCTTGCTCGATCCAGGCTTCGGGCGATCGCATGGTGAGGATCGACGAGAGCGCGAGGCCGACGTCATCGACCCGCGACAGAGGCGTCACGGTCCCCGGGTCGTCGGTGTAGACCAGGAGCGCTCCGAGTGCGCCGTCGTTGCCGAGGGGCACTGCTGCGACCCAGGGCAGGTCGCGGGGCCAGAGCATCTCCGCCGCGACGTTGGCCCAGGGGGCTTCTGCGTGCGCTGGGTCGATGCGCACGGACTCGCCGCGAGCTGCGAGGTGCGCGGGGCCGGTGCCGAGGACGTCTTCGACGTCCTCGAGGTCCGACGCCGTTGCGTCGGTCGCGGACAGGAGGACGCGAGGGCCTGACGTGGGCGGGCGCAGGGACAGCGATGCCCCGCCGACACCGAGCACCTTGCGCGCGGCGTGGCACAGGCGGTCAGCGGGGGTCTCTGCCCTCGGCCGGTCGAGGGCTGCGCTGATCACCGCGGTGAGCGCTTCGTAGGAGGGTGTCATGGTGACGCACGCTCCGTGCGGTCTGGACGCCGCCCGCACGCTGGACGACTTCGGTCACTCCATGGTGCGCGACGCTCGGCTCCTTCGCCGCCCGGGCAGGCTCCAGTTCGCACCCCGCCGGGTGTCAGATCCGGGACGGACGACGAGGCGGTGGAGGGGCCGCTCGATCTGCATGCCAAACCGCCCCGGACCAGCCGCGATCAGCAGTAGCGTCCACATGGGCCGGTCGGCACCGCCCCCCTGCATGTGCCGACCGGCTTCCCCATCGCATTCACGCCGTGGCGCCGTGGTGTCGGACCGTGGAGCGTGGCGCCGGCATCTCGTCCGGGTCCGGATCAGTGACCTGCGGGTGATGACCGGCGCGGTGTGGGTGCGGTTCGAGGACGTCCGACGGCGTTGAGGGCACAGCCGTGTGCGAGGCCGCACAAGGCTGAGGCCTTGTTTCTGACCCACGGGCGCGCCCGGCTCCT